TCAAGAACAAGATCAACTGGTCTTTGGGTTGATCCTGATACAAGAGAGAAAAGATACTCCAAAGAAGAGCGTTATTCTTATAGAAATTTTAATTTAAAAAAAGTGTTTGAAACTTTGGATTATTGTAATTATAATGTACGCAGTGTTAAAGAATATTATAGCTTAGATAGTTGGCAAAACTATTGTCAATTCTTATCTGCTAAGAGTGATTTAAAAAAACCAAAAATACTTAAGTCACAAGAATGGAATGAAGTTGGATTAGATGAGTAAAAATGTATTAAGCGCCATCGGCAACACACCGTTAGTAAAAATTAATGATCGTCTCTACGCAAAGCTTGAGACAGCCAACCCAACTGGGTCGATTAAAGATCGCATTGCTCATTATATGATTTCTAAAGCCATATATAGGGGCGATCTTAAAACTGGTGATACGATAGTAGAGGCTACTAGTGGTAATACTGGCATCGCTTTGTCCATGGTCGGCGCAGTGTTGGGCTACAAAGTAAAGATTGTAATGCCTTGCAATATGTCTGAAGAGCGAAAGCAAATGATGAAATTATTCGGCGCTGAAATAATTGAAGTTGGGCCCTCTGATTTTAAACAAGCAATATCACTAAGAAATGAAATGGCTCAAGCTAATGATTGTTGGTCGCCATGTCAGTTTGAGAACTTGGATAATATAGACTGCCATGCTGACACCACAGCTAGAGAGATTATAAAGCAGCTTTTTATTGGAGAACAAAAAAATGTAGGCGCTCTTATTTGTGGCGCTGGCACAGGCGGCACTATTATGGGCTGTCATAGGGCTTTATCCAAGCTAGACAAAAATATGAAAACTGTACTCATACAGCCAGAGGAGGATGCTAAATCTCACGGCATCCAAGGCATTAATGATGGGGCAGACTTTTTGGTCGATCGATCAATACTAACTGATGAGATAAAAGTATCAACAAAAGACGCGACGGCTCGTGCAAGAAGACTGGCAAAAGAGTCTGGGTTCTTAGTTGGCATATCTGCTGGTGCAAATATTCTAGGCGCTGAAAGATGGCTAGAGTCAAATGAAGTTGATGGCGCAGCGATTACTTTTCTTTGTGATCGTGGCGAGCGCTATATGAGTTTACTTTAGATAGATAGTTTCTATACTGTTGAGTGAGGTAAAAATGGAAAGAATTAAAAGTAATATTCCGTTTGTGGGTTTGCACGCCCACAGCGTTGCAGGTTCAGTCTTTGATGGCTTTGGATATCCGCAAGACCACATGGACTTTGCGTATAAGAATGGCATGGGTGCGCTAGCACTTACTGACCATGGAAACATGAACGGCATGTCTTATCAAGTCTTACATGCTAAGAAGATGAAAGCTGAAGGCAAAGACTTTAAGCCAATCTTTGGCGTTGAAGCATACTTTGTGCCTTCAATCGAAGAATGGAAGGAAGAATATGAAAGAGTCAAGGCTGACAAAAAGAAGGCGCGAAAAATTATCAATGATACGGATAAAGTTTCTATTGAGGACGAGAGTGCTTCAAAAAGCAAGACTAAAGAGAAAGTCAACAATAAAGCACACATTGTTCTGGTAGCTCTAAATCAGACCGGTCTTAATAATATCTTTAAGATTGTCTCTGATTCACATCGCGGTGACAATTTCTACACCAAGCCTCGTCTAGACTACAAGATGCTTGAAGAACATGGCGAAGGCATCATTGCTTCATCAGCATGTCTAGGTGGCGTCTATGCTAGAAATTTCTGGGATAACCAAGAAGATGGCGAAGAGGCCATCCTTGATGCTATGCGTGAGACAACCAAGCGTATGATGGAAGTATTGGGTGATCGTTGGTATGGCGAGCTTCAATGGAACAATGTGCCCAACCAACACAAGCTTAATCAATATGTTATCCAAATGCACGAAGAATTTGGTATTGAGCTTATTTCAACAGCTGATAGTCACTACCCCAGTCCTGAGGCTTGGAAGGACCGCGAGCTTTACAAGCGTTTAGGTTGGCTGGGCTCAAAGCTTCCTGAGTGGGCCAAGTCAGAACTTCCAATTGAAGTTGATGAGATGGGTATGGAACTATACCCAAAGAATGGCGATCAGATGTGGGCTGCTTACAAGAAGTATTCCGAGGAATGTGAGTTTGTTTATGATGACGACTTGGTATATGATTCTATTGTAAAGACACATTGGATTGCAAACAATCGCATTGAAGACTTTATGCCAGATGACACAGTGCGCCTACCTGGCTTTGTTGTTCCAGAGGGTGCCTCAGCAGCTGAGACTCTTATTAAGGAATCAATCGCAGGCCTGCGTAAGTTTGGCTTCGAAGGTAATCAAGAATATATTGATCGCTTAAAGCACGAGCTTGTCGTAATTAATGAACGTGGATTTGCAAAGTATTTCTTAACTATGAAGGCAATCAGTGACACTGCAAGCAAGCACATGTTAGCGGGTCCAGGTAGAGGCTCTGCAGCAGGCTCACTAGTAGCCTATGTTCTTGGAATTACTCAGGTTGATCCGATTAAGTATGGTCTACTATTCAGTCGCTTTCTGCGTTCAGATGCAACTGACTATCCAGATATTGATTATGATGTCAGTGATGCCTTTGGTCTTAAGGAAATCTTAGCTGAGGAGTGGGGTGAGACTACAGTTGTGCCTATCTCTAACTTTAACACACTGCAGCTGCGATCTTTAATTAAAGATATTAGCAAGCTCTATGATATTCCTTACAAGGAAGTTAATGCAGTCACCAGCAAGATGGTTCGTGAAGCAACACCAAAAGCTAAGGCAGATCGTGGTATTCGAGCTGGTATGTATACACCAAACTTTGAAGAGGTTATGAAATACTCAGAGTCTCTCATCCAATTCTTATCAAAGTATCCTGACGTTAAGACACATGTTCAAGGATTAGTCGGCCAAGTGCGCTCAACTAGTCGCCATGCCGGCGGTGTTGTGATTGGCGAGGACTTGGACAAGCATATGCCTTTGATTTGTTCACGTGGCGTTATTCAAACTCCATGGTCTGAGGGCCAGAACGTTAGACACCTTGAACCACTTGGATTTATCAAGTTTGATTTGCTTGGCTTGTCAACTCTAGAAATGATCCAATCTGCTGTGGGGCACCTCCTTAAGAGACATCATGGAGCGGAGAATCCGACTTTTGCTGACATTAAGAAATATTATGATGCTAACTTACATCCTGATGTAATTGATCTAAATGACCAGAAGGTATACAAGAATATCTTTCATAAGGGCAAGTTTGCTGGCGTCTTCCAGTTTACTAACACTGGCGCGCAAAGACTAAGTATGAAGTCAAAACCAACAGATATTATTGATATTTCTGCTATTACATCTATTTATCGTCCAGGACCTCTAAGTGCAGGGGTTGACAAGCTTTATGTGAAAGCAAAGAAAAGCGGAGATACTTTCTATCACAATGATATTATTGAAGAAGTAACTAAAGAAACGCACGGTTTTCTTATCTTCCAAGAGCAGATTGCATTGTTGGCTCACAAGCTGGGCGACGACATTACTCTAGAGGAAGGTAACAAGCTAAGAAAGCTCTTGACAAAGAAAGGAACAGGTAAAGGCAATGAAGAAAAGATTAGTATCAGAGATAGATTTATCAAGGGCTGCGTTGGCCACAGGATGGCTAAAGAAGACGCAGAAGACTTATGGCAGAAGTTTGAATATTTTTCTGGATATGGCTTTAATAAGTCTCATGCTGTTTCTTATTCTATCTTATCATACCAGTGTGCTTGGCTCCTAAACTATTACCCAGAATGTTGGGTTGCCGCTTTCTTAGATAAGGAGCCAGAGTCTAAGAAAGAAGCTGCGATTGCTTTAGCACAGAAGATGGGTTTCTATATTGAGAATATCAATATTAATACTTCAAATAGGCACTGGGAGATTGGAGACGATGGCGTAACTTTGATTCAGCCTTTTAGTTCCATCAAGGGACTAGGTGACAAAGCTATCGATCAGATCCTAGAGAATAGACCATTTACCAAGATAGAGGACATCATCTTTAACAAGAATGTTGTGCATGCAAAGCTAGGCAAGAAAGCACTTGATGTTCTCTGCAGATCCGGCGCTTTGGATTGTATTATTGACGAGAGGTTTAACGGCTGCAAGCATTTTTGGATGGCATGTGTACAAGATAAACCCAACAGTGAAAAGCGTTTAGCTGAGAATATTAGTCTATACTCGCCTGAGGAAGACTTCTCAAGAGAAGAGAAGATTGACTATGTGTCTGATCTGACTGGTATGTTCCCTTTTGATCTGGTTATGACTCGTGAGATAAGAGAAGCCATTGATCGTCACTGCGTCCCTGCCATTGGCAACTGGGACAGAGACCTAGGGGTTGCTTGGTTTATTCCAAGAGAGGTTATTCAAAAGAAAACTAAGAACGATAAGCCTTATTGGATTGTCAAGGTGATTGATAATACATCGACGACCACAGCTATCAAATGCTGGGGTATTAGAGATGATGATCAAATCTTCTTGAATAGGCCTTATGCTGCCAAACTAGAACATAGTGAGCAATGGGGTTTCAGTACGCGATCGATTAGACGTACATTCAAACTACTAGGATAGGTATGGGAAGTATAAAAAGAAAAATGGCTAGAAATAAAGCCAAGAAAGAAAAAAAACAATTTGAAAAAACTATGAAGCAACAACTGCTTATGTTCGATAAGCTAGGCGATGAATGTTCTGCATGTGAAAAACCATTTGATAAAAAGAGCAAAGAACATGCTATGACTTGGAATGTTGTTGTTAGGGAGCAAGAAGAAATCGTAAGATTATATTGTCCTGAATGTTGGGACAAAGCAAATAAAATTATTAAGGAGATAAAAGATGATTTTAGAGTACAAAAGGAGAAAAAATGCGAAGTGTCCGAATCGAGCCAATCCAAGTGATGCAGGTTTAGATGTTTTTTATTGCCCAAAAGACCCTCAAGTTACTTCGGCCTCAATTAAGCCGGGGGAAAATATGCTTCTGCCAACTGGATTAAGCTTTGGTGTGCCTCACGGCTACATGTTGCAAGTATGCAATCGTTCTAGCATGGGAGCAAAAAAATCATTAGTTGTCGGCGCGCACATTATTGACAGTGGATATGACGGTGAAGTTTTTATTGATCTCCACAACATTGGAAAAAAAGTACAGTATGTGACAAAAGACGAAAAAATAGCTCAATTGGTCCTCGTCCCGGTGGTTCATTTTCGACCTGTGCTAGTCCCCGAGGAAGATCTTTATAGGCATGGGATTACGATATCAAACAGAGGCGATGGCGCCCTAGGAAGCACTGACAGCTCCAGCAGAATGCGGGGACTTTGCCCGCCAAGCACTTTGACTTTCGAAGAGACACCTAAAAAATTTGATTCAATCAAAGAATACATCCCAAATGGATTTTAGGAGATAAAATGAAACAGACTTATTCTTTTGACGATGTATTATTAGTGCCTCAATATAGCGATATCAAATCGAGATCAGAAGTTAACACAAACTGTGCTTTATCTAAATTTAAGTTTACTTTGCCTGTAATTTCCAGCCCGATGGATACAATTACTGAAACTAACATGGCAGCTACTTTAAGCGAAGCTGGTGCTTTAGGTATTATACATAGATATAATTCTATTCGTGATCAAGCGCAATTAGTTGTCGATGCTAGAATTCAAGGGGCCAAGAATATTGGAGCTGCTATTGGCATTTCTAGTGATTTTTTAGAGAGGGCAGTTGCCGTTGTGGATGTAGGCGCAAACATTCTATGTATTGATGTCGCTCACGGCCATCACTCTATGATGAAAAAAGCAATTGCTGACCTTAAAGATAAATTTGGAGATCAGGTTCATATAATGGCTGGTAACGTTGCAACTTTAGACGCCTTCGATGCTCTGGCATCATGGGGTGCAGATTCAGTTCGTGTAGGTATAGGCGGCGGCTCAATTTGCTCTACGAGAATTGTAACAGGTCATGGAGTGCCAACACTACAAAGCGTTATGGAGTGCGCCAAGAGTAGCTACGATGCAAAAATAATTGCAGATGGGGGTATTAAAACTAGCGGTGACATAGTGAAAGCTTTAGCCGCCGGCGCTGATTTTGTAATGATTGGCTCTATGCTTGCCGGTACAAAAGAATCTCCGGGCGACGTTAGAGCTACACTTAACGGTGAAAAGTTTAAAGAGTATCGTGGTATGGCATCAAAAGAAGCTCAGAGAGACTGGCGAGGCAAAAGCTCAACTCCTGAAGGTGTTGCGACCATGGTGCCTTATAAAGGCTCAGTCAATGCTATTCTGGCAGACATTGAAGGTGGAATTAGAAGTGGCTTATCATACACTGGAGCCAGAAGCATTAGTGAATTACAAGCAAAAGCTGAATTCATTCTGCAATCAAGCGCTGCGCAGATGGAAAGCAATACACACATTTTGTGGAGAAACAAATGAAAGATCCAACTATCCCAGATGTCGAAAACAGAAAAAAAATAATGTTTTATGAATCACCTGAAAATCAAACTAAGCTTAAAATTAGATGTGATTATGATGGAATTACACAATCACAATTTTTTAGGATGATGATATCAGGCTATATTAGCAACGATGAAAATATATACCAATTCATCAAAAATTTTAAACAAGATAACAATCTTCAGGGCATAGCTAAGATCAAGAAGATTGATAGCATTAGAAAGAATGCAGAAAAAGTAGAAGCTAAATTTAATCTAAACAACGATGAGCTTGAAAGTATATTTGATGTTATTGAAATGGAGACAGGAATATGAAATCATGTTTAAAAAAATGCCTTGAGCTAGAGGTTTCCTGTCCAATAAAAGAGTGTAAATATTGGATATCATACGAGCAAGATTACAACTGTTGCATTAAGTCCATTGATGATAATGGAGCAATGACTCTAAGGGAGATCGCTGACAGGCTAGACTTGAGCTTTGTCAGGGTAAAACAAATACAGGATAACTCTGTAAAAAAAATAGGTCTTTTCTTTGATAAAGAGTCTATTTAGAGTGTGTCCATAGGCGCGTCTAAGGAGAAAAACTATGAGCAAAAAGAACCTTTTACAAGAATCAGATATTAGAAGAATGATGAAGTTCGCCAATATTGGCGCGCTTTCCGATACCTTTGTTGAGAAGCTTAACGAGGGTAGTTATTACAATGAAGAAGAGGCTGATGAAGAAGAATCCGAAGAATCCGATGAATCTGACGAAGAAGCTGAAGAGCTAGACGAAGAAGAGGAAGAGGAAGAAGAGGAAGAAGAGTAAATCAT